GGCTCTCGGTCAGAGAAGCGCCTGCCAACAAACCACCCGTTGCGCGCGCTGCCGATGCGGCTGTCTCAAATTGACCAGCCTGCAGCCTTGCGCCTGCGCGTGTGATCTGAGCTTGAATCTCTGCATTGTTTAGCATTGATGTTGCGTCCTCAAACCCAAGCACCCTGGCCATCAGTGAGTTGTAATCAGTCAAGCCAACATCGCGGAATGTGGCCCGAGCGTTGGCGTCTTGCACAAACGCAGCGGAACCCTCATTGAACGCAACACCGTTGGCCGCAGCACGCGCACGGGCCGAGGCATTCACCTTCTCCAAGTTGCGGATCAGAGCGTTGCCAGCCATCTTGTAATTCAGGCTTTCATTCTCTGCACGCTTGAGCAGCCGCCCAGCCTGGATGGCCGCATAGCGCTCCTCTTGGTCTGCCCTTACGTTGGCAATGGCCAGCGTGTTGATGGCGTTGACCATGTAACCAGTCTGCTGGTTAATGGCCGCAGCCTGTTGCGCTATGCCTGTGCTGATGCCAGATAGCAGTCCGGCACCAGCATAGATGTTTGCAGTTTGTTGTGTTGTCAATGCCATCATGTACCTCCAGACACAGCGACCTTGTACTCAAGACCAAGCAGCGTCATTTTCAGCGGCAGGTTTTGACTGACCTCAATTGCTTGCTCACGATCATAACCAAGCACGCCGTTGACCCGCTTGATACCAGTGAACTCAGGAACCGGCTCATCCAAAAGAGGATTGTCAAAAGTTCGGAATGGAACTGGGTTGTTGTTGATTTGCATGTGCTGTGTATCGTCAACGATTGCGTTGATTTCCACAATGCGCTTCTTGAATGCCATGCGGGTGCCTGTCTGCAATTTAACCTCGACAGGCATGGTCCTGACATACACAGAAATCGGCAGGCCCACCTCATACGCCGTGGTGCTGGCCCGATCAAATGTCACAGCACCACCACCACTTACTGTCTCGTTTGACTGTGGCACACCGTCTGTGATCACATTCAGGCTCTTGCCAATGTGTGGGAGGCCAGAGCCAACACCACTAGCAGCGCCACCAATAAACGCACAATCTGTGAATAAAGCATTGTCAAACAGCTCAATGAAAAACCTGTTCACGCCATTGAATGTGCGCCGTGTCACTGTGTAAATATCGGTCACATCCACGTTGACATCCAAGAACAGGCCGTCTGTTGTGTATTCCGATGGGGCTGTGATCTGCTGGGACCGCAGCACAGAGAACACCGCCATGGTGCCATCTTGCTCGTTGACCGACAGCAGAAGATCGCCTTCGTCTGTACTGGTCGCACGGCGCAGCGCCAAACGGTACGGGGTCTTCAACAAATGTCCAGCCAGCAAAGAGATCCGCTGGGTCACATAGGTCGCCTGCGTGTCGCTGTACAAGAACTCATTGAGCGCTTTTCCTTGGCGCTGCACATAGACCGTGCCAGTCTCAATGGTTTGCACCCTGGTGCCGATCTTTGTGCCGTTACGGCTCACAGCCTTGAATGCAATGGTCGTTGGTGTGATCGGCTCGGTGCCAGCCTGTGGCACATAAAACTCAGCGCCAGTGGTGAACACCTGCAGGTCGCGGCCAGAGATCATGTCCACGATCACGTTGAGCTGGTTGGTTTCCAGCGTGGCTTCCAAGGCATCGTCGTCCAGCGACTCGGTTGGCTGAAAGTCAAAGAACAAGCCAATGCGGCTGGCCCAGATTGTGGCAGGGCGAGACTTGCTGCCGCCAAAATACAGACGGCCTTCGTGGAACGTCACACTGCGTGGCCAGCCTCTTGTGCTTGACCAAACATCTTCGTATCCATGCTCAAGTTCCCAACGGCCAGCATCAATCACTGTGGTGTTGAAGAACGGATATTCAGTTACAGCCTCGACCACAGTAGAGGACACATACCGGGTAATCCTGGCGCGGCCCTGCGGCTGCGCATTGATGTACTGGTTAACCGATTGAGTCGTCCAGGTCGTCACCTGGTAGTTGCTGGTTCCGTTTGGTGCTGGAGAAAATGGGATGTTAACGGTCGCCACCTTGGTGCTGCCGACATAGTCCTCAATGATCCTAATCTGTCCAGCACCTGTGCCACTGGTGATGGTGACATACATGCCGTTGTAGATATCATCAGTTGCACTGGAAGTGTTTTTGAGCGTGATGGTGGTGCTGCTTCCAGCTTGCGCTGAACCACTGTCGTGGTGCGTTGTTGAGGCGGTCAGCGTCACATTGCCAGACACCGCAGATGGTGTCAGTGTCGATCCATTGTTTGTGTGGAAGTCGATGTTGTATGCGTACTTGGGGATGCTATCAAATGTGATGGCTGTGGCCGTCCACGCTGTGTCGCTGGTGCGCGTAATACGCACAGGCTGCAGATCGGGATGCACCACAATCAAGGTGTCGGCAGATTGCGTCCAGCACATGTCATCCAGCATGGCGCTGGTGATCGACGACACAGCCAGGTAGCTTAAGCCACCGCCGTTGATGTTGGCTTGCACAACCCCGTTCTTGATGATGTACATGCGCTGATGCGTAAAGCAAAGCATGTAGGAGTCATCAACGGAAAACTCAAACGGGACAAGGCGCACACCATTGCCAGCAGATGGTGTGCTGGTGTTTGGCAGCTCAATGATGTGCTTTGTCCCCGGCCTGCGGCGCAAGCCACCTTGTGGCTGAATTACAACGTTTGTGGCTTTGGACAACGCATTGTTGTATTGCTGCAGATCAACCCGCGCACGCAGCAGCGGGTCAAGCTCACCCGTGGTGAAGTTGCTCTGAATATCGACGAAACGTGGCATCTCAGCCCCTTACCGCGATAAGCGTGTAATCTTCAATTATGCGCGTTGGCTGACCCTGGCCATCAATGTTCATGGCTGTACGCATGTAGCCACCGCGAGCGTTTTCCCCGACAACCCCAGTGGCAATGCCCTGCCAGTATTGAGCGCGGTCAGATTGTTCGGTGATCGGCAGCGCCAAGTGCCAGGCCATCATGTACTTGAGCAGCTGCACAAAATACTTTGGCATCGCATACTCAGGCGTTTGGAATTGGTAGTCAATGAAGACTGTGGGCGAGTTGGTCAACAGCTTATCGCCCTGGATTTCCCAATCCTTTTGGACTGGAGCACCAGGCGATGCGCTGTCATAGACCGCACGGGGACCAGACAGTCTGTCACCCGGCAGCAAGTATTCGTATTTCCACACGCTGGTTGGCGTGGTGATCAGCTGTGCAAGCTGGATTTTTTTGAGCGTAAAGCTCCACGGGTACGTTGACAGCGTGGAGTCGCGGATGTCTGGATACAGACGGTCGCACACACTGGACGCATCTGTGCCATCGTTGAATGATGTGATGGCTTTCGCACCAAGCATAAGCAAGGCGTCTGAGCAGATAGTGATTGCGGTGTCTCCGGCTGCCATATGAACCTCTCAATGTAAGAAAGGCCAGCCTCCGAATACTCAGTGGCTGGCCCATTCCTTAAAACTCTAATTAATCAGAGTCGGTCGCGTCAACGGTCGTGCCGTTGGTCACATCCACCACGGTGCCAGTGTTGGAGTTCACCCACACGATGCTCATCGCGGCGGTGCCACCAGTGCTGGTGTAGCAGAAAATGACATCGCCAACACGCAAGATGGAGGCAATGGCGTTGAAGTAGCCCGAGGTGTTCACATCAGCAATGGCATCAGCCGTGCTGTAAGTATGCACCGAGGGAGCGTTACCGGCCTTAGAAGCGCCGTGTGTGTTGAAGCCGTCAGCAATAAAAGCCATTTTGACCTCCTAATTAAGCCGCAGCCGCTGTGTCGCGTGCTGTGATTTTGACAATACCTTCACTGTCAATCGCCACAGAACCGGCAGAGAACAGGGCGTTAACAAGCCAGCTGGTCTTTTCGGCGATGTAGTTGATCTCAGTGCGAGGGGCGATGCCTTCAGCGTAGCCAATGGCGTCACGGTGGAAGGCGAACAGAGTGCGGTCGCTGGAGCCGTCGATGGGCAGGCCACCTTCGGAACGGTCACCCAACACATGGAATGTGAAGCCCATGAACTGGTTGATCTCACCTTGGACCAAAGCCTTGACGCTGTTGAAGTCCGAGCTGGTCACCGAGGTTTGCTCCAACATCGAAGCCAAAGAGTTGGCGTGGATGATGATGTTGCGGCCCTCGGAAGGCACGTTCTTCTGGTTCAAGATCTTTGCAGCTTCGCGCAGCTTGGCAATGTTCATGTTGGTGTTTGCACCACCAATGCTGTTTGCCACTGTGCCGGTGCTGGTTGCAGCGTTCAGTGCGTCGAGGATCAGCTGATCCTGGCGACGACCGATGGCAGCACCAACCACTTGCACAAGCTCAGAGCGCTCGTCAAAGTTGACTTTCTGCTGGCTGAAGATGTCGCTGTATTCAGCGGCGTTCCAGTCGGACAGAGTGCAGGTGACGTTGGAGAAGCCAACGTTCATTGGAGTCACATCGGTCTGAGTGACGCGAGCGGTGGCAACACCACGGCCCACTTTAGGGAAACGGACGGAAGAACCTTCGACGCCTCGACGCTGACGAACAGCACCCACCAGCATTGCTTTGCCCTGGTAAGCCTGTTTGACCTCTGCATCGAAGAGCGTGACAAAGGCGTTTGACAGAGAAACAGCCATTTGATTTACCTCATTCGGTTAGTTGGATCAGGGTTTATCGCCTCGGTGAGCCAGTCGCCTGGGCCTTCGCTTGCTGCTTACGCCAGCCAATCGTCAGCATCGTCACTGCGGTCGGGGCCGGTTACCCGGTAGTCCTTGTGGTAATTGTAGGACAGTTTGTACAAAACGCAAACGCAGCACTTGACAAGACAAAAAAAGACCCGCCGAAGCGGGTCAAGTGGCAACCGCTTGCGCGGCCTCCTTGGAGAATCAGCCAGCGTACTGCTGGAACATACGTTCAACCTTTTGGCGATACGCTGCGTCTGTCTTGTACTTTGGATCGCCAACCATCTGGTACAGCTCTTCCTTGCTGGGCGCACCCTCAGTCGGCGCAGACTGCAAGGGAATGCGCCCCTCGTAGGCTTCGCGGATCTTCATCAAGGCACGCATGCCGTTGGCTGTGCCGCCCATAATCTTGAATTCCTCAAAATCATCAGCGCCCCAAATGCCCTTTTGGACCATGCCACGCGCCCAATTAACCATGCCATCCACCACGGCGTTGGCATTGGGGCCAAGAGCCTTCAGCTCGGCAGCCGTGTCAATGGCAGGCTCCTGATTGGCAACGGCCATCTCGTTGACCTGGGTGGCCAGCTCGTCAAAGGCTGCTTGGGAAATACCCCACTTCTGCGCCCAGCCAACGTAATTCTTGGCCAGCGGGTCTTGCTCGACGTCACCAGCCCAAGCCAGCGAGGTTGTGTCGTACTTGCCGCCATCTGGGGCTTTGTGCTTGCCGGTGCTGACCAGCTTGCGCATGTCGCCCCAACTCTTGGCCATGGCCTCGTAGTTGGCCTCGCCCTTGTCGCCGTTCCAAAAGTTTTCTGGCAGCCACTCTGGGCGGTCAATTGGAGCGCCAGGGATCTTGCCTGGCTCCACAGGTGTGTCTGCGCCCTTGTGGTCGATCTCTGCAGCTGCGGGGTTGGCAGCTGCTGCTGCGTTGGTGTCTTCAACGGTCACGCTGTCCAATAGGCCGGTGCTGCCACCGGGTTGGTCATTTGTGTCAGTCATATTTTCCTTGATTGAATTAACCGTGCCTCAATGTCCCTCACCACACTTCTGCACCCTTCGGCATAGAAAGCATGAGATGGGTCTGTGCCCGGCACGGCGATGGGCACATTCACATACATCTGGCGCATCCAGTCCAGCATCTTCTGGCCGTCCTCAGTGCCAAACACCCGAAGGCACAGCCTGGCCAAGTCCTCGCGGGCCTGCGTCACATCACGGATGTCATCGGTTTTGCCGATGGCTTCCAGTTCGTCCCATGACATCAGCAGTCCTCTGCGTCTTCAAAGCCAGCCTGCTGCTTGAGATCGGCGTACAACCCATCCATCAAGTTGCCTTGCGGGGTTGGGCAGTAGAAAGCGTGTTGTGCCACTTCCTGTGCGTTTGCGTGGCGAGCATCAGCATTGGCAGACACAGACACTTGGTATTGCACCTGATCTTTGTTGCCAAAGATGTTGGTGATACGGGCGTATGCGTCTGTGAATGGAACGCCTACGTTGCTTGTGGGGATAGAGATTTTCAGAGCCATTAGAAGGTCACCTCAGTTGTTTCGATTTTGCATACCCAGCGAATTGTGGTTGCTGCTGCTCCAGTGACAGTCACAGCGATGCCGCCGTTGGTGGTGTCAGCAGTAATAGCCAAAACCCAAGTAACAGCGCCAACGTCCTGTGCGATAACAATTGGAGTAACAGCCGCAACTAGCACTGTGGACGCAGCGTTTGCACCGCGCTTGATTGCACCCTCAAACTTCCATGAAGAAGTGTCGCCAGCAGCAGTTCTTGCTGCAATGCAAGTGCCTTGAAACGTGTATGCGCTGTTGTTGGGCAAGATTACTTGGTTGGTTGTGCCTGCGCCGCTTGAATCGCTTGTAAGCCTTGTCGCAGTTGCATCTACGGTTTGTCGCCCAAGCACTAATAAAGAAGATTGACAAACACCCGTGCTAAAAGCAACAGCCCCATTATTTGCAGGTAAAACTGCATTACCAACAATAGACCTTGCTATTCCTCTAAAGCCACCAAGCACAACAGAAAAAGCGCCATTTGCGTTATTAGTACTGCCGCCCACAGTTACAGCACTTGTACTGCCTGCTATGTTGTTTGAACCACCAATGGCAACAGCATTTTGACCGTTTGCTGTGTTGCCTGAGCCGCCAATGACAGCAGCATTTGTATCGCCTGCTGTGTTGCTTTGACCACCATCAACAACAGAATATTGACCGTATGCGTAATTATTAAAACCGCCATTAACAGAACTATAAGAAAGGGCAGTAGTATTATTAAGACCACCTGTAATTACAGAAAATGAACTTTGAACGCGGTTAGATTCGCCAGACAAAACGGAACTATTTTGCGTTACGGTTTCTAACCCACCTTGTTCTAATGGAACCCATTGCACAGAACTAATACTGCTGCCACTTCTAATTGTTAAATTAGGTACGCAAACAAATGTTAGTTTTTGCCCCATCCCAAGAATATATCTAGCTCCAGAACCACTACTGCCAGAAACTGAATCGTAAATTTCAATAACTGGAATGTTAAATGTAGAAAAAGGCTCATTTTTAATAATTATTTGCTTTCCACTTGGCGACCCTGTTGGGAGTTGCAATATTATGGTGTTTGATGATCCGCCAGTTAAAAATAATTGGAATGGAGCGCAATCATCTTCAAGAGCAATTCGGATAGTACCTGCGGTTGTTCTTGTGTAATCCCATACTTTTACGCCGGGCGTGTTTTCGGATGCAAACCCCGTAAACATCAGTAATCCCCGCCAATAGCAGTCAGGTGGAACCCCGCCGCCACTGCTGTGCCAAATGTGGCGTACACACGATAACCTGCTGCCAAACTAATGTTCATTGGAATTATTACGTCTGCTAGTTCAGATGTTTGTGAAACAGTAGTTGAGGACAAAGTACGTTCCATATACAGCGTGTTGTTGGCGGCTGTTGTGGTTACAGAACCGTTGTTGATCCAGATGCGGACAACAGTCGCCACGTTAGTGCCAAGCGACCTGACCTTGATGAAGTCCAGCCGTGAACCGTCAGTGGCATCAGCCGTTTCAATCGGGCCGTAGATCGTGCCGCTGGTCAGGTCTGTGGTGGTGTTGGCTGACAAGCCGGGAGTACCCGCAGTTGCGGCTGTTCCGCTTACCCAAGAGTTAACAGGGATTAGCGGAAAAATAGGGTTTGTGTTCTGTGCCATTTACATTGCTCCGATTGACCAAGATTGAAGTTTGGGGATAGGTGATGAATCACCGCCACCACCGCCAGTAACAGCAACTGTAACAGCGCCGCCTGTGTTTGTGGCTGTGACTCCAGCACCTGTGAAGTTCAGAGAAGTCGCTGCGCTTGTGAGCGTGGAGCCTTCGTCTTGCACAATTAGCGAGCCACCACCACCAGTAGAGTTAATGGTTTGGTTCGGGAAAGTCCCAGAGATTGTAATGTTCGTGCCAGCCACCAAAGACGGGGTTGCAGTCCCTGTACCACCGTTGGCAACAGCCACAACACCCGTGACGTTTGCCGCTGTGCCCGTGGTGTTTTGATTAAGTGTAGGAATATCCGCAGCAACTACGGCGCGGAATGTTGGAACACCTGACGAACCGTTCGGTGCTGCCAAAACAAAGTTGGCTGTTTTGCTGGCGTATGGGTTTTGTGTATCCCCGTATCCTGACGCCAAACTAATGGCAGGTGTAGCCCCGCCGCTAGAAACTACAGGTAATGTCCCTGTAACATCAGTGACAGAGCCACCGCCACCACCACCTTCAGTCCAAATTAAGTTGGTGCCATCGCTGCCAATTACTTTGCCGCCATTGGCTTCTTTGGACTTGATTAGCTCCGCAATTTCGACCAGTTGCTTTTGACGGTCCGTCAGCTTGTCATCGCGGCCACCGCCACCACCGCCACCAGTAGGAACAACAATCCAATCGCCCCATACGCCAGGCGACTTTTCAAAGCGAAACATCAAGCCCTTGCGCTCAAATTTTGGCATTGGGCCAAGATCGCCGGTGTCTCCCTTTTCGCCTTTGTCGCCTTTGTCGCCCTTGTCGCCTTTTAACCCGCGCTCACCCTTGGGGCCAACAGAGCCATCAAGTCCATCTTTGCCAGCAGGACCAACTGGGCCTTGTCTACCCTCTGGACCCTGTAAGCCAGGATCTCCGCGCTCGCCTTGAGCGCCTCTTGGGCCAAATGAACCCTTTGGCCCTTGCTCACCTGGCACGGGGATGTGTATCACCTTGATTTCACCAGGATCGCCCTTGTCGCCCTTTTCGGACTTCATAGCTTTTGCTTCGCGTGCGATTTCTAACGCACGCAAAGCCGCTGCGCGTGCTACATCATCCCGCATTGATAGCCTCCAAGAGTTGCTGATCGTCACTGCCTTGCGCTGCGGCAATTGTGGCCTGCGCACTCACTTGCGCGGCCATCGCGGCCTCTTGCCTGGCCTGCATCTCTTCCATCAAAACAGCACGCTCGGTCGTGTCGTTGCGCACAGCGGCTGGCACACCCATCTTGTCGGCGATGTAATCCACCGCCGCATCTGTCTTGATGGCCAAAGCGCCGTCTTGGCCAAACTGGCCAGACTGCATGAGCTGTGTAAACTGGATGATGGCGTTGACCTCTTCCATGCTCTGGGCTTGAGCCAGTGGGGACACAGGCGTGACTTTGACCTCAAGGCCGTTGACGCGCAGCGGCAAGTCAATCAAGCCCTTCTCATCCATGACCTCCAGGATCTTGGCCACCAGCGGGATCATGGTTTCATTGATCAAGCGACCGAAGGCAGAACCCAAGTTTTGGGCCAGCTCTTTCATGCGCTCCACGATCTCGGTGGCCGAGCGTGCGCTCATGTTGTCTGGCGGCAAAGACTCGTCCAGCAAAATGCGCTTGATGTTCTGCACCAGATCGTTGATGACCAGCTGGCTGACGTTGAAGTCCCCCGAGCGCGGCAGAGACTGCAGGCTTGGACCCTGTGGGCCACCGTTGCGTGCTACGGGGATGATGCCACCAGGCACGATCTTGACCGTGTTGGGGTTCAGCACGCCATCGTCGGCAGCGGTGTACACCCCAGCCACGGCCAGTGATGCGTTTTTGAGCAACAGCTCTTTGGTCTTGTTCAGCGTCTTGATGTCGGGCAGGGCCGTCATCAGCGGACCACGGCCATAGATCTCGCCGGCCACCTTCATGTAGCGTGAGATCACCCATGGGCTGCTCTTGCGGCGGCGATAAACCAGCTCTTCTTTGCCTGTCTTCCAGATAACGTGGTAGCAATAATCGCCACGCTTGTGGTCGTGAATGACAGCCTCCAGCAGCTCAACGTCTTCTGTCGGCTTGTCAGCAATCAGGCGCTTGAGCGCATCGGGGATCTGTGCGTCTGGCCACTGGCGTGAGATGCTTTCGGCCTTCATGCGCATGCGGCGGTAAACATTGTCCACCTGGCCGTTTGCGCCTTCCTCGTAGCTCACCAAGAACAGCGGCACGGGGATAAAGTTGATTGGCGTCACATCGTCGCCAGGCTGCACCATCATGCAGGCTGTGCCGACGGCCATGTCCAGCAAGAACTCGCCAATGGCGATGTCAAAGTTGGACTGCTTGAGAACAGCAAACATCTTCTCGCTGTAAACATCAAGCGCGGCCTGTGCGGCCTGCTTTCGATCCATTGGGATCAGGCTGCCAGACTCAAGCCTGCACCACTTTTGCTGGGGCGGGAACACAGCAGACTGCAGTCGGTTTGCAAAGCGCTGGGTGCTGTTGATCGCGGTGGAGTCAAAGACCCGCTGCATCTTCTTGCTGCCAGTGGCGCCGCCCTCCCAAACGCCATACAGCTGGCGCTGGGGCAGGGCAAATTCGTATGCGTCCTGATACAGCTGCTGGAACTCATCCTTTTTGGTCTGAGCTGCAGCTTGTCGCTTGATAATTTCGTCTGGTGCCAAGCGCATGCCGCCTGGCGCATCTTTTGAGTATTGCATTTGTCAGTCCTTCTGCAGCTTGTACTTTTCCAATAGATTTCGACCCTTGGCGGCCAAACGCGCTGCAGCCCCAGCCGTGCGCGGGACTGGCTCGCCCCAAGCATTTGCTGCTTTGGCCAGCCGGGTCGGCTCACCGTCTTTGTCCACCAATGGCCCACTTGGGTTGGTGTAAAAGCGAGTTAAAAAAGATCCCTTTCGACGGGCACGCTCTCCAGTCGGTGAGCTTTCCTTGACGCCAGGCTGCAAGTTCTTGCTCTCACCAGAGCGCTCAAACTTGCGCCGACCGGCTTCGGTCAAGCCGCCGTCGGGGTCTTTGTACTTGCTCACTTCTTATCCCTTGCGGCGATCATGTTGTCCACCAGGTTGGGATAGGGGCGGCCAGCCTTCTTTGCCCTGCGCATGGCGTTTGCTTTTTCCGCAGAGGTCAGCTCTTTTGGCTTGCCAACATCTTTGGGCCTTGGTTTATCCCAGACTTCTTTCATGTCAGTCTTTCATTTTTGCGTCAGACATCAACCCACCCTTGCGGCGCTTGCGCACACGCTCGGCCTCAGACATGGCAATGGCCACGGCTTGCTCGCGGCTTTTGACGACCTTGCCGCCCTTGCCAGAGTGCAGGGTTCCGGCCTTGTACTCGCCCATGACCTTGCCGACTTTCTTTTGCGCGGCGTCCATGATCACATCCCACCTAAAGTGCTGCTGCCACCCAGCACGCCAACCTCTGGCGTCAAACGGGCTTCAGATAGCAAAGCGCGGCGACCGCCACGGGTTCGCGCACGAATGGATGCCGACATGCGCTGGCCAGACTCGCGGCGCTCTTGCTCAACACGCGCAGCCAGGTCCGATGCCTGCTTGTCGGCGGCGGCTTTTTCTTCGCCGTATTTGGCTTGCTCAAGCTCAAGTCTGGCCTTGGACGCTGCGGCAGCCTCTTGCTGCGTCTTGGTTTGCTCGGCCATCTGGGCTTCCATCATTGAAGCCTGCTGTTGCGCTTGAGCCACGTTTTGTGCTTGCGCTGCTTTGGCCTCACCTCGGGCTTTTGACGCATCGTAGGTGGATTTGACCGCTGCGGCGGCAGTCACAGCGGGAAGCGCTTTGACAATAAATGGGATAGCTGCGGCCATCACAAACTCCTTGAAAAAATAAAGTGGTCTTGCTCTGGCTGGTTGTAGATTGTCAGCTTGCCGATCTCAGCAAACCCAAGAGCCATCGCCCAGCGCACAGCATCTATTCGGGCGCATTGTACGAACATGTGTGCAGACGACAAACCCATCGATATACAAGCGATATTGACTGCTTTTTTGACAGCACGGGTCACCAGCAACGGGTGTTTGTGGCGGCGATTTCGGTCAATGACAGCCCACACCTCGCCGTCCCCGTTTCGGCAGTCCATGATGCCCACAGAAAGCAGGGGCTGGCCGTCAACAGTCAGGGTGCAAGCTGGGCCACGGCCTGATTGGTCCACCACTCGCATGCCAACATCGGCGGCCACGCTGTCGTCAATGCCATCAAGGTGGCCAGGCTCAAACGGCAGCCACAGCACCCCGGCAGGCAGCGGCATTTGGTTGAGCAGGTGGTGCATCAGAAAACGTCAAAGTCGGTTGTGGCCGTGGTTTGCTTGGGGGCAGAGCCGCCCAGCGTTTGCGTGCGGGTCATGCGGTTGTATTCCCCGCCGCCCAGCATCAGGTAGCCAAAAGAGTCGCCAATGTGCGAGTGTTCGTTCTTGTTTGGCGCATCGCGGAAGCGTTCTTGCCCCGCGCCGACCGCCACACGCTTAAAATGGTAGCCGCCGCCGAGGGCTTTGCGGAGGAGCTTGCATTCCCTGTTCACAATCAGCCCCGGTTTGCCCTGAATCAAGCGCTGCATGGGTGCGGCGCTGGCCTCTCGTCGCACTTTGAAGTCGTTTGACGCTGTCGGCTGGGCACGCAGCCCCAGTGTCCGCAGGAAATCAAAGCTTGTCACCTCATAGATGGCATCTCTGGCCATGCCTGCCGGGTCGCCCCACAGCAAAACCTGGTGGTTTGGGTACAGCGCGTTCAGATCGGCCAGCAGCTGCAGGCCAAAACGCTCCAGACCCATGTCAAACGTCACGATTTCCTTGTGAATCACCCACTGGCCATTGGGCAAACGCTGGCCAATGGTGGCCGCAGGGGTCAAACCGAAGTCAAGCCCCACCTGGATGGGCACTGTGGGGTCAACAACCGTGTCGCCAGACATGACCGAGTCCTGATACTCTGGCCAGACGGGTCTGCCC